GTTGTATCTACTACACCAACAATTTTATTATTAACACCATCTACTAATAGTGTGCTATCATCGCCAAATACACTACCTTCTACGTCACCGTCAAGTCTTACTGCGTGTATGTTATTCCATTTTAGTAAAGTTGTACCTAAGTCGTATGTAGCGTCTGCGTTCGGAGTTAATGAACTTGTTATTTGTGCCGCTAAGTTAACAGTGTCAGAACCAGCATCATCACCTAAGTTAATGTTGCCAGTAGCAGTAATAGTACCAGCAATATTAATATTACCTGTACCAATTATGTCTTTACCGTTAAGGTCTAAATTTTGTTGTAAGTCTAATGTTGAGTTTATTGTATCAGCTACAATGTATTCACCTATGCTTGCAATAGCTGAACCAGCCATTGGCATACCGCCTGCTGTTGCTCCGTCACCTATATATAATTTGTCGGTATCTGTTACATACACCAACTCGCCGTTTGCGAAAACTACACCGCCACCTGCGGTACGTTCAGCATCTGTGCCACGTCTGATCTGTAATGCCATTCTAGTTAACTCCTGATAACATATTTATTTGTTATTAGTATTTATCCATCTGAACTATCTTCTTAACTTTAAAAATTTCTTAGTTCTTTTGGTAATATCTGCTTTAACCTTGTCTGTATCTAGTCTAAAGTCAACATTCTTTATTACATTTTGATACTGTTCAAATAAGTCGTCTAAGGATTTTTCTAGATCTTTTACAGGCTTTTTGTCTGTATTAATATCAATGTCCCATATTTTACCGTCAGTAAACTCTACTCTGACAGAGTTAAGGTACTCAAGTGGTACAACATCAATGTGTATGTCCTTGAGTACCTCTGGCCAATGATCTATTACTTCTTTTGGAAGTTGCTTTTTACGAGGTTTCTTTTGCACTAGACTTGGTTTTCTTCTTTGTAGGTACCAATTCCTCTGCTTGTTCTCGTAGTACTTTTGCTTCCTTAAATAAAGTGTCTGCTTGTGAACGATACTGTGCGGCTAAATCTTCGTCGCTTAATGTATCTGTTGCAGGTGCTACTTCAGGTGCTTTAACAGGTGCTTGTGCTGTTGCATTCGCATTTGGTGCGCCTTTAACTTCACCGGCTAAGTCTTCTATTGTAACGCCTTTTTGTTCGGCAATAATTTTATTTAATTCTGCAAGGTTAATAGTTGTACTATTATCAGGTGTCATTTCAATATCTTCTGATAATACTTTTGTTAGTTTGCCCATTGCATGGAAGCCTACTAACATGTTCTTACCGTCTGGTAAATGTGTTCTGTGCATCGCATCAGCAAGTTCGTTTGCTTCTTGTCCTGCGCCTGATTCAATTAAAGTCATTAATGCATCATGGTCTGGTGAATCTAAATTCTCACTCATTACTACAAGTGAAAACTTTGAGTCTCCAGGTACTGTGCGATATGCTACTGCACATCTTTTTTGATTTTTTACAACGCGGCCTATATGTTTAAGTGCCATAGTTATTCTCCTTTAGGTTCTTCCTGCGGTTTTGATTCGCTTACGGCGCCCAAGAAAGATTCTAGTTTGTTATATGTTTGACCTACAATAGCCATTTCATTTGCTTTAAAAGCGCCTCTTGAACTTGCTACATCAATAATTTGTTTAATTGCTGTTAGGTCTTGGACAGTTAATTCTGCCGCTGGTGGAGTTGCAGGTGCTTCAGTTGCTACTGGTGCTTCTACAGTCTCTTTTGGTGTTGTGTCATTCGCCATTATATATCTCCTATACTATTATATATACGTAGTTAATTATTTGTATTTCAGAAGTGGACAAGCCAACATGAAATAACTTGCTTCTTTTGGGTCTTCAAATCCGACTTTAATAAAGTTATCAGTTCTTCCATTATTACTTGATACTCCTACTGATTTTCCTAAAAAGTATCTACCTTTTAAATGTCTCAGTACCCATTTATTTAACGATTCCTCGATGTTGTAGGTGTAAGGAATGGTTATATATTCGAATTGTGGAGATACACAATGTGCTCTCCTTAATCCAAAAAAGTTTAAAGCGTTTGGTTGTTTAAGTTTAGGCACTCATTTCCTCATAGTGTAAAGTTGTACCAAACGGTGCTTCGGTCTTTTTATCATGATGTGAATGTAATAAGAATAATGTATCACAATACTCTGCATCACCCCATGAGTCCCATGTATATCCGTCTGTAAACATAATGAATTTTTTAGGAACAATGTCTCTATCTTTCATATACTGCCAGTTAACATCAAAGTCAGTGCCGCCACCGCCCATAACTTCGTAGTCACGTAAGTCTTCTCCGCCATCAGCAGTAAATTCTTGTTCGTTGTATACCTTTGTATCAAAGCACCATACAGTAATTTTATAATCTTTATACTGATCCATAATGCCTTGTACTTCACTTAAAAAGTCAGTTGCTTGTGAATTACCAATTGAGCCTGACATGTCAATACTAACACATAATTCAATTGAATCGTCAAAGTTTTGTCCTGGAAGTACTGCACTAGTATGCCAGCCTTTACGTGAAGGTTTCATAAATGTAAAGTCATTTTTTACAGTAGACTGAATTTGCTGTGAAATAATTTCACGCCAGTTCATTTTAGGCTCTGTAAGTTCTTTAATCATACGTTGCACTTCGCCAGGAGTATTACCTGCACCTGCCGCCTGTGCCGCTTGCATCATGCCTTCTTTAATTTCGTCTTTAATTTGTTTTGCTTCTGCTTTAGTCATCTTAGGCTTTTTCTTAGATGTACCGTTGCCGTTTGAATCTTTACCTTCGCCGTTGTCGCCTGGTTGATCACTACCGTCTGCTTCAAGGTGCTCGTCTAATAGCTCGCCTAATTGCTCTAAGTAGTCTTTTCCGTTCTGTTTTGCAGTTTCGTATATGTCATCATATACTTGCTCACCGCTCCAGCCTTCGTATTTAAAGTCTTGATAACAGTCTACTAGTTTAGGCTTTTCACCAATACGATCACGTACTAGCAAGTTATTAACTAGATAGTCAACTGCAATATTCCAAATTAAAGGGTTACGATCTTCTCTACGATCCATGTGTCCAAAGACACAATGTAAAATTTCATGTGCAATAACAAATTCAATTTCTTTGTTTGACATTGCATTAAAGAATTGAGTGTTGTAATAAAGGTTGCGTCCGTCTACAGCGGCAGTGGGTAACCAATCATCTGCGGCTAAAATGCGTAAACGTGTTGCCATGTTGCCAAAGAATGGATGACGCAAAAGCAAACCTACACGAGCAATAATAATACGGTCATATACTTCTACTCGCATTTCTTCTAATGCTTCTGGAGTAATATTAAGGTCTGGTTCCCAAAGTTTAGTTCCTGCAACGCTCATGTTCTTTTGCCCTTTTGTTTGTTACTATACATATATTATACAATCTTTATAGTAAAAAGTCAATATAAAATGGACGTTTTTTAATGAGAACGCCCAAAACTCAACACACCATATTAAGACTGTTGTGCGGCCTTAATATACTTACCAAAACGATCGTGGAATTCATCAAAGCATTCTACTTCGTCTGGATCAATGGGCAATGCGTACTGAGTGAGTGCTACTTTAACACCCATGACAACCAATTCAGTTTCAAAATTGTCCATTGCAAAGCGTAGAAAGTTATTCACTTTTTCATCAAACTTCTTATCGTTTGCGTCTGACGCTTCTTTTAGTTCGTAGCAAAGTGATACAGTCAGGGAATACATTGCACTGATTTCTGTCTGTTTCAACTCTTTAACCTTACCTGACAAGATGTCACTTGGGTTAGGCATAGATGCCGCTACTTTACGGTGTGCCATAAACTTAATGGCCAACCCTTCGCCTACTGTACCTGATGTAAGATCAGTTGTAGTTTCGACGTCTAGGTCGTCTTCTAATAGTTCACTTACAAATGTCCAACTACGTGGTGTTGCAAATGAACGACTTGGTGACTTTGGATCAAAGTCGTATAAATCTTTCTTACTAAACTGTAAAAAACCTACTACATCGTTATGTATCTTTTTATCTACAGCCCAGTCAAACCAGTCATTAAAATTAACTGCAAGTTCTAAGTGGATGAAACGGTTTGCTAACGGAGCAGGCATTCTGTAAGTAACACCTTTGTCTGCTTCACGGTTACCAGCCGCAACAATCATTACATTGTCTGGCAGTTTGTATGCTCCAACCTTACGGTTAAGAATAAGTTGATAAGCCGCCGCTTGTACAGCAGGTGCCGCAGAGTTCATTTCGTCTAAGAACAGTACAATGTTATCGAACTGTGCCGCAAACTCTTCGCTTGGTAGCTCAACTGGAGGAGCCCATTTCATTGTGTTATCATTAGCGGCATAATAAGGCATGCCTTTAATATCTGTCGGATCCCATAATGATAAACGAATGTCAATCAAATGTGATTTAGGTAAACTGTGAGTAATCTGTTCTACAATTTCAGATTTACCAATACCTGGAGGTCCCCAAAGAAAGATTGGACGCTTCTTTTTAATAGCGTGTTTAATTGATTTTTTAGCCTTATTAGGGCTTACGGTGCGTAGTGCTACATTTTCCATATTATATTCCTCTTGTGTTGTCATCAGTGCTAAGTTAATTTCTAACTATACATATAGTATACACTCTACAGAATAAAAGTCAACCACTAAGTTGCCAAAATGTTAAATTATTTTTCGTGTCGATTCATTGCTTTAGTAAGACCGTATTTACGTAGGTCTCCGCTAAACAAATGTAGTTCCATTGCTTTCTTTTCGCCTGTGACTACAATCGAATTATGGGTAAGGTAGTAAGGACAGTCAATAAACTTGTCTAAGAAGATAATGACTTGTGTTGTAAGGGGCATATCTTTTGGATACGGTACATCATATGTCGCAAGATCTATTTCGGTTAAGATATCAAAACCTAATTCAGTGAGACACAGTCCGCCGGACTGTCTAGGATTCTTCCACCATAAGGGCATAAACTCTTTAACTGATAAATCGTTTGATGTTTTGCCTAGTTGATTGAGGAAGATTTTGGTATAAGTCTCTTTCCAGTTCATATCTCTGTTTCTAATTCACCTGTTGATAACTTATATACCGCAAATTCGTCTGTATTAAACATGTCGTTTAACTTCTTTGCTAAGTTATGAGCGTGTCCGGGGTTAGAAAAAGATACCTTCTTATACTTAGGTCCTGGATAGTTTGTGATAGAGTTTAAACTCTTTAGGTTGAAAGGTTTGTTGTTGTAGAACACTGCCCAGATAGCATCGGCATCTAGAACTTGTTCAGCTCTATAAGTCTTTTTATCTATGTGTTCTAGCAATACGGTTGGTTTAGGCCTACTCATATGCGTATACTCCTATAATTATATACGCATATATTTATCTCTTTTTACAGTTAAGTATGTAGTTTACTTCCAGTCAGTTCCACCGTCTAATCGTACTTCAATGTCACTTCCGCCGCCACTATTTTCTTTAACGTATCTTTCTAGATCGCCTTCTAGTCTTGCCATTACTATACCTAGTGTATATGCAAGATTCTTGGCTTGTGTTATAGGAAGTTTAACTTCTTTAGAGTTTGATAAATCTGCAGACTTAGTTTGCTGTAGAAACATCTGTATTGAAGAAGTGTTTAAAGGATCACTTGACATTTGCTTTACTCAACGCTGACTTCATTTCAAGATCTGTTTTAAACGGTCCTTGAAACTCGTAACGTTCTACAGTAAGTAGTTTAGGACAAAAGCTCTTTACCCAGCCTTTGTCAAAGCGTATAATGTAATATCCTGCACAATACAAGCTCTTACTCTTGTTACTTTTAGTAAACAATGGTAGTTTACGCTGTACATCTAGCATAGGATTGTAAGGATGTGTGCTTGTTGGAAAGTTATAAACTTCCTTCTCCGGCTTCTCTTCCGGTACATCTAGCACTTCACTAATCAGTACATTGTCTCCGAATGTACTCTTTAGTGCCTTTTTGCTGTCAAAATAAGTAGTTCCTGTAGGACCACTGAACATATACTTGTCTTCACTTATACTTAAAGTTCCAACTCGTACTCCTTCTTCTTCAAGAATCCAAAATTTATCTTTAAGAATAGTTTTTGTTTTTATCATTGTGGATACCTCGCTTGTAATGGTTCTGCAAAAGTTGCCGCCTGATCTGCAATACGTTGCATATCCCACTTAGCACAAAACTTCATAAGTCTCATACCAACTTGTGATACTTCTTTAGGCGTTGCATTTTCTGCAATCGTATTATTAATTATCTCTCTAATGTCTGCAGGTTGTGCAGTTAAGTCACATAGTGTAACATTACGTGTATAGTCATCTAGTACACGATGTTCAACACCTTCATGATCTACCCAACGCTGTAACATCATATTGTTCCAGTTGTAGCCTTTGCTATCTTTGTCTGCATATGCTTCAATAAGGCCTACTTTGTTCTTAGTGCCTTTTTTACGTACACCTGGAAATGCACTAAACACATTGTCACTAGTGTCGCCACGCATACACTTTTCAAATAACATAAAGTCAGGCTCAGGTGCAGGCTTTTCTAACTTAGTCTTCTTGTCAATAACACGATCACCTTTCTTGTCAAAGTAACCTTCGTGTGTAATTGTAACGTCTTGTATGCCGTTATACTGTTTACAGTTAGGTGCAATAAGTTGTGCAAAGTCACCGTCAGTACTAATAATAACATGATTGTCATTAGGGTGTGATTGTACCCAACC